ATAATCCCTGTGGGCCTTCAAGAACAGCGCGCGGCGGATCGTCGACTTCCCGATCCACTCCTGGAATTCCGGATCACGGATGATGTCACCGGCATCCGGGTGCAGCTGCGCGAACCGCTCAGCGTTGCGCTCCGCTGTCGATTTTGTGACACTGCCGCGCAGCCGCTCGTTCTCTTCGAGCAGCTTTTTCACCAGGGGGTGCTCTTCCACCGCGCGGGCGACAGCCTTCTCCGGGTCGGTGAAGAAATCCGTGGCGTCCGGCGGCTTCGGGGCCTCGGCCGGCTTCTGCGGCGCAGTGCGCTCCAGTACGGCCTTGATGGTCTCGTCAGTACGCCGGCGCAGCTCGCCCAGTTCCTGCCCTTGGCGGCCGATCAGCCGTTGCGCCTCCAGGTACATCTTGGCGATTTCGGCCGGCGTCTTGCCGCGCAGACTGTCGGGGATTTCGTCCTCAGCCGGCGCGGACGCAGTTTCCGACGCTTCAGGCTCGGTCGGCTCGGGCGTCGTCGTGTCCTCTTCCGGCGTCTCGAACTGCTTCAGGTTGCCGGTTTCCTCTTCCTCGTCGGGCAGAATTGCCGCGTTCGTTTGCAGGGCCATCATTTCTCCTATGGGGGCAGTGATTTATCGCCGCCGAGCTGCCCCTCGCTCCGGACTCGACGTCGGATCGACCCTCAGCTGTGGCCGTGGGTTCTTTCCCAAGTGCCATCCCCGTACGTGCCGTGGTTGGCCTTGTTCTTTCGCTCCTGCGCCATCTTCTCCTCGCGCCGTTTCTCCCAGCTCATCGTCGCGCCAGGGAAGTGGCCGCTGATCGGGTCGAGCCCGATGCGCGATGCACTGAGGATACGCTCGGCCTCCTTGCCGCACACCGAGCACGTCACCCATCGCACCTCGTCCCGTTGCAGCTGCTCGGACACATGGCCGTTCTCGCACCGAAACTCGAACATGCGCCTCATGGCTCGCCCTCGGTTAGCTGGCGATAGGCTTCGTCAAGCCGGTCCTTGAGGCCGAGCACCCACTCCAGGATGTCGATCTGGCCCTTTCTGAACAGCAGCGCGTTGCCGTCCGGAATATGACGGATGTCCTCGTAGGTCTTCCGCATGGCTTCGACATCCTCCAGCAGATACTTCCAGCCGGGCGTCGCTATCATCCCGAACAACTGGTCGTAGTAATCTCGCAACTCCGGCGTGAGTTCAGGCTTGCTCATCATTCGCTCCTATCGCTCCTGCTTCGCTTGAAGGTGGGGAGAGGGGCCGCGGTTTTGGGGCCGCGGGGGCGCCGGGAGCGAGTCGACGCTTGCTTCCCCTCACGAGTCATAATACCACATGGCGAGCGCGACAGCCCGCGCTGCGGCCGTTCTTCTCCGCTTGCGCGCAACAGACACCTCCACGTCGTTGCGCACCGCTGCGATGGCGCCGGGTTCGACATCACAAACCTCGTCGTCGCAACTGATTCCTGCGAGGACGCGACGCTTACCACGTATGCCATAGCTTAGGCTCCGGCCAGGGGCGGGGTGGCGTCGTTGTACTCCGGCACGACGCCGGAGGGCATGCCGTCCGGTCCAGTGGCGAGGTTCAACTTCGCCGGTCGCATAGCGGCCTGCAGCGTAGCACTGATCTGCGCCTTCGTGATGTTCTCGTTCGACACTCGGTCGCGCGCCTTTTCTTCGAGCCGCGCTTTCTCCATCGCGATGTCCGCAGCCTTCATGCGCTCGTCGAACATGCGCTGCTGCTCCGCCTCGGTCTCCAGCGCGTACAGGCCCTTCGTCGCCATGCGCAGCGCCGTGATGGCGTTCTCGCCGGCGGTCTGCTGCGCCTGCGCATCCTTCAGCTTCGTGTTGGCAATCGTCTCCTCGATCTTCGCCTGCAACTCGAACAGCTCCAGGCGCTTCTTCGCCAGCGTGAGCTGCGCGTCCACCGCCGCCATTTCTTGCGCCACCGGGTCAACGGGCTGCTGGTTGGCCGCGGCCTGCGCCTGCATCGCCTGCTCCTGAAGCTGCTGGTCGCGCTCCGCCGCCTTCTTGATCATCTCGATCAGGGCCTCGCGGTTCACGAGGCCGCTGTTCTGCACGACGCCGATCAGGATCGCCTTGTACTCAAGCGACTTCGGGTCCATCGTGTTCAGAAGCTGCACGAGGTTCATGGTCTCATACTCGCGCTGCATGATGCCCATTGTCGACGTCGCGGTGAACGTCGGGTTGATCGGGACGTAACGCGGCGCGTTGTACTGCATCTGGCGCCACAGAATCTTGCGCAGCGACGGAATCAGCAGCCCGTCGACGAAGCGCATCAGCGTGCGCTTGTGGCGCTTAACGATGCCGGCAAGCGACATGGACACGGCGCCGGAGCGCGCATCCCCGCCGGCGCCACGCTGCGCCATGGCGATGCTGTCAAGGGAGCCGGTAGCGCGCTGCACCATCTGGTCGAGCGTGCCGGCCTGCTGCCATGTGTTCTGATCGATCTCCCCAAAGCGCATCGGGTTCAGGATTTCCCGCGGGCTGCCGTTGGTGAGCAGCGACTTGCCAGGGTAGACCTCCAGCTTGAAGCCGCGCGGCAGCCGCGTGGCGTCCATCGCCATCAGCGGCGCGGAGGTGAAGGCCAGCGCGTCGGCGCGGGAGCGCAGCTCCGTGTCAAGCAGCGAGGCGGACGAGAACCCCTTCTCGCACACTCCGCGGCCCCAGAAGCTGCCCGGCACGATGTCCCACTGCATCGCCACCACCGGGCGGTCCTGCATGAGGAACGGGTTCTCGGTGGCCTTGATGCAGGTGCTGCCGTTGGCGATCACCACAATGGCCTCGACCATGTCGGCGTCGGTCACGTCCTCGGAGGGCGCCTCTTCCTCCCCGCTGTCGAACAGCGCCACCGGCTCCTCGGCCTGCGGCTTGGGCGAAAGCAGATGGCGGGGCACGAGGCCGTAGTAGCGCAGAATCTTCGTCTTGTCGTGAGCGTACTCGTTCTCGGCCTGCTTGTTCGGCAGCAGCTCCTGGTCGCCGGCGTCCGTTCCGATCTCGACGTCTCGGTATGTGCCGTCCTTCTGCCCCTTGACGATGACGTGCGAGCCGACGTATTCCTCGATGGCGCAACCCAGCGCGTCGTCGATCTTGCGCGCGTTCGGGTCGATCAGGAAGTTACGCGGGTGAATTGGCTTGATCGGGGCTGAGAGCCGCTCTACGGTCCTCACGGACGGGACCGGCTGGCCCGTGATTTCGTCAATCGCGGACGTGATTTCGCGGATCATCTTCTTCTCGACGAGCACCTCGGCAATGCCGGTGCCGAAGATCGCCGCGTTCATCACGCACTCAGACAGGTCGAGGACGTAGTCACTGGCAGCGAGGTCTTCCTTGAGCGCGATCCGGTTGCGCTCAAGAGCTGCTTTCTCGATCTCGTCGTCGGATTTTTCCGCCCCAAAATCGAAAAAATCACCGCGACCGAACACTGCTTCCTCGATCTCGGAGACGCAGTTTTCGACGGCCTCGGACAGCGCCGGTGAGATCACGGTAGACCGCTCGTTCTTTTTCTTCTTGTCCGCCACGTCGTAGATGCCGCGCCACTGGCGCTCAAACGCATCCCACGCCAGCTCGAAGTTGGCGGCGCGGTGCTCGCGCCACTGGCTCACGTGGTTGTTCACCCAGGCCACCAGGGCGTCGTACTGATCGCGCGGCTTCTCGTAGTCGGCAAAGACGGCCGAATCGCGCGGATCGTCGATGATGGTAGCGTTGCCCGCGCCAACGGCGCGCTCGGTTCTCAGACCGTAGGGATTGACGCGCATGTCGTTTGCCACTCGTGTCTCCTCAGAAGCCTGCGACCGCATCGAGCGGTGTCCAGTACGGCTCGTCGTTCATCTGCGCAAAGCCCTCGTACAGTTGGTCGCGCGCAAGCTGCTCGATGTACGCCAGCGCGTCGAGCATGTCGTCGTGCACCATGCAGGACGGAAAGTGCGCCACCTCGTCCTCGAACTCGTTCATCCACGGGCCTTCGTTGCACTCGATCTTGCCGTGCTCCATGCGGCCCTGCAGCGCCCACACAATCCGGTTCGTCTTGTTCTCGTTCTCGTGCGACAACTGCTCGACGCGCAGCGGAAGGTGCTTCTTCGCGGCCTCTGACACCAGGTACGGCTGGACGGCGCGGAACAGGGCGCCTTTTTCGATGCCGAATCGCACCGGCTTGACCTCAACCAGCGTGTTGATGATGCGCCGCGCCGTCTCGTCCACCGTCCAGCGGCCGACCTCGATGCGCTTCACCCACCAAGTCCCGGTGGGCGTGATCTTAACGACGGCGATGGCCGTGCGGTCCAGGTTCCTCTCGCGCGCGGTGTTGGCGTACTGGACGCCCTCGAAGCCCGCCAAGTCGACCGCCACGAACCAGTCGCCCTCCTTCGGCTCCTCGCTCGAACGTTTCAGCCACTCCACCTTCAGGACGTCGCTGCCGCCTGTCTCGAAGGAAGCCATGAACTCCTGGCGGAACGTCGCGGCGGACATCGTGACGCGGGCCGCTTCCACCTCCCTCGGATCGATGAACGGGTTGTCCAGCGTCGTGAAGTGGAAGTACTCCCACTCGCCGGTGGTGTCGTTCTTTGCCGCTTCGCAGAGCCGGTAGAAGTGGTTGCGCCCCTTTGGAGACCCGATGAACAGGCCCGTGCCCTTCACGTCGGCCAGCGCCGGGCGCAGGATCGACTCCCACACGTGCGGCTTCATGTCCGCGTACTCGTCAATCGTCACGTCCCAGAGGCCCGACCCGCGCATGTTGTCGGGCCTGTCGGCGCCGCGCAGCCCGATCTGAACGCCGTTCACCAGGGTGATGTTGCCGTCGTTGACGACAAAATCCCTCGTCACCTTGCGCGCCAGGTCCAGCAGCACGTTCCAGTAAATCTGCTTCATCTGCGGCTGCGCCGGCCCAACCAGCCACACAGGTTTCTTCTGGACGTTGGCCGGGTCCATCGCGCGCACGATGGCGCGCTTGGCCGCCAGGTCGCTTTTTCCCCACCGTCGGCCAGCCGAGACGCAAACGAACCGCGCCTTGGACGAAAACACCTTCAACTGCCCAGGGTGGAGCTTGAAATCAAGGCTGATGTCGTCGGCCATCAGTCATCCCGCAC